ATGCTGCCGTTGGCGCGGTCCACCAACCAGCCGGCCAGGCCCTGCGGGTGGCAGTCCCTCGCAGCGCGCTCGACAGCGTCCTTCAGCGCGACAGTCAGCCGGTTCGGCGTGCCCTTGGCGCGGCCCACTGGCAGGGCCTGCCCGTTGGGCGCCGGCCGCTGCTTGCGGATCTCGCTCGGAATTTTTCCGGCCGCCGGCCGCTCCAATTGCTCCGTCGTCATCATGGAGAGATTCTCACACTTTCAGCCCGCCCGCCATCCCCGTCCTGCGCCTGCCTGCGACTGCGTGCGCGTGCTCCCCACACCCCTACTAAGAGCGAGCGCGCGCACCCACAACGCAGGGGAAAAGCCCCCCGCCATGGGCGGCGGGGGCTTTGCTTTTCCCGATCTGCGACCGCATGCGACCGCATAGCACGCGCACAGCACGCGCACAGCACGCGCAGCCCCTCACTCATCGTCATGACTTGAGCCCGTGCCCCGCCACATAGCCGGCGCGCCTGAGCCCTGCGCAGCCCGTAACTTGCCTACCTCAGTGAGCACCAGGCAGCGGTACTTCTTGCGGTCGTTGACGTACTCGCTTTCCTCCACCAGCCCGTCGCGCTGCATGTCGAACAGCATCGAGAACAGGTCACGCCGGTCGATGCGTGGGAAGCCTTCAGCGCCGTGCAGCGCAAGCCAGGCGTTGTTGTTGGCGGTGGCTGACAGGCTGATGCGCTGCCCGGCACGCTCAGCCTCAAGCATCAGTCGCATTACCGCAACGCGTTGGCCGTTCCTCATCAGCGCGGCCGCAGCTGTGGCGCCAGGCACGGTCCCGAAGCGCTTGAAGGTCTTGGAGCCTGAGTCGAACTCCACGCGGATCTCTTCTTGCAGCGGGCCCAGGTTGCACTTCTCATGCTTGATGGTCACGGTCTGGCCATCGCGCACCATGGCCCAGCGTGAGCGGGCTGAGTTGTTCCAGGCGGTGGATCCGCTGAAGGTGCTGTTGGTGTCCTGACCCGCGCCCATGCGCACTGATGCCTTGTCAACGTGCGCCAGCAGCAGCACCGCGGCGCGGGTGACGTGAGCAATCAGGTTCAAGGCGCGCATGAAGCCTCTGACTGCTGTCCGGTCGTTCTCGTTGTCCGCGAAGACGTCACTGGCGTTGTCGATGACGATGACCTCAGCCTTCAGCCTCACGGCCTGGTCAGCCAGCCACTGCATGCGCTCGGTGGGGTGGCCATCGCGCCAAAGCACGCAGTCCTGCTGCGTCAGGTCGTAGACCGTCATGCGGTTGGCCAGGCTGGCCATTGGCACCTGCATGTCTTGGCAGATGTTGGCCACGCGGAAGTGGACGGTGCGCGCCTCATCCTCACCTGACAGCACCAGCACCCGGCTCGGCTTGGTGGCGATGTCCATGAACTGCTGGCCATGCACCAGCGCCACGCCCAGCTGCAGGCTCAGGTTCGACTTGCCCACACCGCCGTTGGCGGCCAACAGCGTGACCGTGCCCTCGGGCAGCCAGCCATCCAGGCGCCAGGCTGGAGGCTCGGGCGTCTGGTGCTCGAGCACGCCCCAGTCCATGGGCTGGATGTCGCTCTTCGTCTCCTGTTGCTCAACAGGCGGCGCTAGGTTCACCGTGATGCTCGGCGGCTTGCGGGTGTCGGGCGCAAACTTCTCCGCTGACCTCACCGCACGCGGAATCTCAGCCCGCCTGGCCTCCCACCGCCGCACCTCCTCCTCAGGCCCTGTCGGCCGCACCGCGTCCATCAGGCTGTAGAGGTGCTCAACCGCCGCGCCCGCAAACATCCCCCCAGCCACCAGGCTCGCGGCCATGCGCGTGAGGCTGTCGTGATAGGCCCGCTCGCTGGGTGCGCCGGTCAGGCCCTGCAGGAACTCGCCCGCGTGCGTGCCTGTGCCTGCATGCGTTGATGAACGCTCGGCTGTACGTGTGACTGTGGCGCGCAGAGCGTCCAGGTCAATGCCCACTGCGTCGCAGGCGTCGGCCAGGCTCCAGCGCACCTTAGGCTGCCAGGACTCGAGCTGAACCTGCCAAGTGCCGGCCGCTCGAGGCTTGGTGTTGCAGCCCACGGGCAGGCGCCCGTAGCGCACCAGCGCGTTGCCTGAGGCGTCGTTCGATCTGCCGCGGGCGGCCAGCGCGGACATCACGCGGTCGATCAGGGCCTGGTTGGCGGTGTCGGGGTCTGCTGGGTCCAGCAGGATGCCGACCTGAAACTTGCCCGGGCTGGTCTGGATCGCGTAGCTGTAGCCCTTGACGTCGTCCATCTGGACGTCGTCCAGCAGCAGCACGGCCAGCCTGACAAAGGCCTCCTTGCGCCTGACGATCTCGCCGTCGTCGGTGGCGCGTAGCACTCCGGTGCAGAAGTAGGTGTTGTCCCGGTCAGCCTTGTCGATGAGGCCAGCCTGGGCAGGAAGCCCTCGGTACGGCCGCCCTGACCAGACGTCGGGCGGTGCTTTGCTCGGGTCGGCGCGGAAAGTACATACCCATCCGTGCGTACCCGATGTGAGATCGCCGAGCAGCTCGGCCAGAAAGTCGCTGTTGGTCATCGTGGTTGCTCCGATGACCATGCTCAGACCTCGACTGCGACAAGCTCCCTGATTTCGATGGTCACGCCCTTGGCGCGTGCCATCTCAAGCAGATCGGGCCAGTGCCGCTGCGGGATCTGGCCCCCTGTGCCGTCAGGCCGCGGCTGGCACCAGCGGCTCAGCGTTGACTTGTCGAGCTTCAGGTGGTGGGCCACGTCGGCCTTGCCACCAAGGCGCTCGATGACGCCGTAGGCGGGGTCCATGGTGTGGATCGTGGGAATTGGCATGTTCTCTCCAGGTTGTGAATTGCGCAATCGCAAGACCAATCCTAACTTGCGTTTGACTCAACGTGGAGTAGATGCCACTATGCCGCTGCTCAGAAATTAGCCGGCAAAAGGCCCCCGAACATGAACACCTTATGGTTCCGAGAACGGTTACAAGACAAGAGACTGTCGCAACGAAAGTTAGCCAAAATGCTGGACTTAGACCCTGCCTCTGTCTCGTTGATGCTGCGCGGCCGCCGTCGCATGTCGCCGCATGAAGCGCATCAGATCTCTGTCATCATTGGCGTGCCCCTCAACGAAGTGATGCGCAACGCCGGCATCGAGGTGACGGAAGACATCCACAACTGCCCCGTCGCCGCGTATGTCAATGAGCACGGCGCCGTGACGCTGATGCCGCCAGGCACGCACGACTTGGCCAAAGGCCCGGCCGACTGCCCGATTGGCAGCTACGCCGTGCAGGTGCGCTCGCACGCGTCCATCAAGGACGGATGGATGCTGTTCGTCACGCCGGCCCAGGTGCCAGCAGACGCCAACCTAGACCAGCTGTGCATGGTCGCCACCGCGGACGGCAAGCAGGTGATGGCGGTCGTGCGCCGCGGCTATCGCAGGGACACCTGCAACTTAGTCCTGTGGCCGTCGATGGAGATCCTGTCGGACGCGCAGATCGCCTGGACGTCCACGGTTCTCTGGATCAAGCCCCTCTACTGACCTCCTCCGGCTGACTTGCGCAGGGGCAAATGCCCCTGTATTTTTGTCGGTCTTGTGTTGAAGGATGCTCAACGTGGAGATAGGATCACTCCGTTGCAACCTGAACCTGAACTGGAACAACGACATGGCTCTAAATCTGAATCGGAATGAATTGAACGTGATCCTTGCAGCCTTAAACGACCGCGAAGAGGTTCTTGCCAAAGATTACGAGCGCGCTTCTAAAGCGAAGTCGTGGGCGTCGGTAGACAAGATTCGAGACGAGCTCAACGAACTGCTTTGCATTGCAGACATCGTGAGCGACGAAATCCTCACTGCATAAGTCATTGCGCTGCCCGTGGCAGCGGCAAGCGCAGCGGCTTGCCCGTGTCACCTCCAACGTAGGAGCCCGAACGTGAACCACACCACGCGCCGCTTCCCTCGCACTCTGCGCGAGGCCTTCCCTCAAGACCGTGAGTGGGCCTACAGCATCGAGAAGCACAAGGCCTCGATGTCTGTGCTTGAGGCCCTGGTGGCCTGGGCGTCCATCACCGGCATGTCGGTGCTCATTGCCTGGGCGGTGGTGGCATGAGCTGCAAGCACTGCTCCGGGCCGTGCGACCAGGGACGCAAGCCCTGCCCTGCGCCTGACGCGTGCGAGATCCGCAACGACGACGGCCGCGAGATCGAGTTTCTTGGTGGGGTGGTGGTGGTGATCACCATCCTGATGGTCCTGGTCCTGGTGCTG